GAAGAGAACCTCCCGACGAATGTGCCGCCGAGCACACGTAGAAGCCGCCTGGAGCGTTTTTAAAGACGGAGTAGGGGTAGACAACATAGTCCAGGAGCCAAAAATAGCTCCTGGATCCACGTAGATCGTGGAATAAGTGCGCCGTAAAGGCGCCTTCACCGCCTGCCGGCGAGTGTGGCCTCGAGGAGGCCCCGACGTCGGCCGCGCTGCGGCCGAACGAGATTGAGGCAGGTCGTCCCACACACGGGAAGCAGCCGGACGTGACCGAGCGACAAAGGGAGATGTCGCGCTGCCCCGGTTACGGTTGCTTTGCTTGTGGGACTTCCTGGCCATATGAAGAGTCCTGACGTCTGCGAGTCAGTACAGTAGACATCAAGTAAGGTCTACTGAGAAGCCCCCTGGTCTCGAGGAGGGGCAACGCCCGCAAGCGGGCTCACTGGGGGAGTTCCCCCAGCCCCCCCGGAAGTTTCCTCGGGTTGACGCGCCGAATCTTTGCCAGAGCGCTCGTTTTGTACGGCTGCAAGCACTTCACGATCCGCAGCCTCGGTGTCCTCGGAGTACTCGGAAGGCGAAACCGGGAATAAGTCGTCCTCGACATCGAAATCATTGGCATCCTCGAACGTCTCGACCGAACCATCAGCATGCTCGCGCAGCTCGCGGCGGATGAAATCGCGCACCTGGTCGAACTGAGAAATTGTGCGACCCTTGATATGAATCACGATAGGCGAATCGTCCGGAACTTCTTGGCCGAACTCGTTTTGCTTGATGTAAAAAGGCTTCATGATTGACCTCAGAAGATGAAGGACGAACCGGTCTTGGCGACCATACGACGAGCTTGAATCGAATGCATCGCCATGCAATAGATCTGATCCGCCGAAGTAGCCGCGTAGACACGCGTAGTGGGGTTGGACTGCACGAACGACGCGTTAAGCGTCGGAGCCGACGACAGGTCTCGAGCCATGTGCCAATACTTCAAGGTATCGGCAAACTCACCAGACACCCTGCTTTCCTGACGGCGGTACTCGTCATAACGATCCTGATAGCCAAAAGTGCCGTTAGGAGTGGCACTCAACGAGTACACCTCCTTTTGCTGAATTTCCTGCTGGCCGATATGTTCAAGTTCCTTCTGCCAGAAGTCCTCTTTAGACCGCCTGAACCACGAACGATTCATGCTCTGCATATAGACGGTACGCGGCTTGACCGAGAGAAGAGAAATCACGATGCCGTGTTCCTCAAAGAAACGACGCCAACGATTAGAGCGCATCGCACCAATACCATGGCCACGCATCATGCCAACGGGATTAGTGCCTTCAGCAGTCTGAAGCACCTCTGAGAACTGCATGGTCTGCTTACCACCACCCAGATACTCAGGACGTTGAAGCCGAGCATCCGAAGACTTGACACCCAGATAACGCAGGTACTCCGAGTAACGAGAGCCGAAACGAAGCCGCGCTTCCTGATAACGCTGAATCGCAAGAGACTCACGAAGATCGTTAACACCGATCGCATACGTCCCATTCGGGTCGTAATAGGCAGCGACACCACCGGCCTCGAGAAGACCGCCAGCACCACCATCACCAGTCAGAGCGCCGGCAAGCAAAAGGCCAGTAGCCGTTCCACGAATCTGACCTTGACCTTGCACCGTCGAGACAGGAATCGAAACACCAGTACCCTTTTGCTCGGTCAAACGAGCCGAAGTGAAATAGTCCTTCTCCCAAGCACAGTTCTGCAACACCGTGTTCGTCGTCGTGTCGTTGCCCGACGCAAGAGAAATGGCCAACTCGGTCACCAAGTCCTGATCGCGATAGTTCTCATTAAAAATCTTCGCGTAGGCACGAAACGGAAGCGCGCTGACCTCGAAATCAGCACCGGCGCCCGGATAGGTGCCATTCGGAACACCAAGATAATTCGCCAACGAACCAGGGTTCTGCGTAGATCCGCCGATACGAATAATGGGCATAGCAGAAGCATCATTGCCATCAGGGCCACCAGTAATGAAATCCTCGAAATCCTCCCAAAGAATGCGATACGGGACGAACCAATGGTGGATACGAGCATGCACAGGGTGCATGACTGGAGCCACCAGTGGAGCGGCGCGAAGAAGCGCCGAAGTCGACATCTGAACCGTGTCGCCAGGAAGCACCTCGAAGTGGCCAATAGGCACCAAAGCACCTTGATCGAGCGACGTGAGATGGTAGTGAGACAGAGAATGCTTATTACGTTTCATAGGGTCCTCTTAGATTGAGAAATCTTGTGACGTGCCGCACGGTTACGACCGCGTTGAGCTAACGCCGAAAAGTAGCGTGAGTGGGATGCCGAAGCTTGCTCAGCAAAGAACGCGGCAGCGATCTTGCGTAGAGCAGGCGACGCATCAGGTGGCACAAACGGCATGTTCTGCGCATAGAACTCCTTTTCTCGAGCGTCCTTAGCCGCCTTGGGCTGACACTCATCACCGAAAAAAAACAGCCGAAGCTGCCTACGAATATGCCCACCGAGGGGCATCAATTTGCCTCCTACTTGAAAGGCCACCGGGACATCATGAGCCCTAGCCATATACAACGCTCCCGCGTTGCTATTAAGAGCCTCAATAAGACTTTCAATTCCCAGCATACCTATACCGGGTCTGCGCGATCCAACGATGAATTCTGGAGTTCTTCCCAGGCTTTCATCCAGCTGCTTGCCGATCTTGCTGAGCTTCTTAGTGCAGTAGCCTGAGATATACGTGGCGAAGTCGGGAGAGAGTGGAAAGTGACTTGTAAATCCAGCGACGCTTCCATCAGGGGCCGAATGCGCTTGCCAAGCCAAGTCAACCATTCGTACATCTGCAATTCCGAGTCCGAAAAGAACCGCGTGATAGTGAGGCCGCTGCCGTCGCTCCCCATATTCGCCAACACCGAAAAACCGTACCGACCGACCAACTCCTCGACAGCGGTCTCGGATACGGTGGATTGTTTGGGAGAGATGAAGTTTATTGACACTTGAATCATGAGGATCTACCTCGTAAGTGAAAGTTGAAAAAATGGACGCCTCATGAGCCTGAGCCTCCAACATGATGCGAGAGGCCCAGACTCGGCGAGCATTAATGCCGCAGGAAAGACACCGCCTGCACGGGTGTGGTAGCCCAGCGGTGCACTGCATGTCACATGCGATAGCCGATGCGACGACGAAGCGGCGCACGACGACCGTAACCACTGCGACGGCCAAAAGAACGACGGCCATAAGAACGACGAGAACGATAACGCATGACATTTCCTTTCAACGAAGTTTAGGTCTCGAGAGACGAGACTTGGAGTTGACCCAGTCCTCCAAGTAATTCCGAGAGCGATTGCCCTCGAGAAGCCCACGAAGCTTACGTTCAGCCCAGCGACCAGGCCACATGTCCAAGAGCGTGCTATGCACCGATTCCTGATTGGCTTTATAGGTAAGCCAATACTTAAGCAGATCCATGTCTTCCATCTGCTGTGAGGCCTGAGCAGAAGGCAACATAAAAGGATTAGCAACACCGGGACTTTCAACAGCGGTCATTCCAGGGTGAGTGCCAGCTGTGACGCCACCGACGCCGGCGACGACCTCATCAGGCTTGACGATGATTCCGGGCTTGAGCTTGCTCGAACGAAGGTTGGCAGAAGAGGTAGGAAGTACTCCAGGCCCATTACCAGGCTGAGAAGCAAGACGAGCAGTAGAAGCCTGAAGATTTCGTTCAGCGAGAGTAGCCTCCGCCTCCGCGAGACGAGCACGCGCAGCGTTGTAACGATCAATGTTTGGATCACGCTCAGAAGGTTGCGGGATGGGATCACGACGATAGGCTCCTGCGTTAGTAGGCGACGAATCGCCAATGATTTGAGAGGGAGAGTTACTCGACTGGGCGCCGAGAGCAGCGAGAGGATGAAGACCAGCAGCCTTAGCACCCTCGACCTTTGCTTGAATACCCATGCGCTCACGCGCAAGATAGTCATCCATAGCTTCTTCGCGCTTGTCATCGCGAAGCTTATTACCAGTGCCCCAGATATCTGAGGAGTTTGTAGCAAGCTTTTCCAGCATGCCCATACCGAATGCACCGAACATGATTAGCACCTCCGATTAGTGAAATGAAGACGCCGACCTTTTGAGCCGGCGCCAGTTGCCCGAGTAGCGAAGAGAACCTCCCGACGAATGTGCCGCCGAGCACACGTAGAAGCCGCCTGGAGCGTTTTTAAAGACGGAGTAGGGGTAGACAACATAGTCCAGGAGCCAAAAATAGCTCCTGGATCCACG